CTGCAGTCGTACAAGATGGCGATTGACTCGGAGGCTGTGTTCCAGCGGCAAGAGGAGATGCGGCTTCAAGGTTGAGATAGACAAAAAGAAAGGCCCCCTCTCGGGGGCCATTTTTGTGTCGTGGCCTGAAGATCAGGCGTACACAGAGGTGTCGAACGGGGTGTTCACCAGCAGGCGGGTGATGGGCACCATTTTGGTGGTGCTGTACACCAGGTTCCAGTTGCCGGTGGTGGCCAGACCAGCGTTGGTCGGGTTGTCGGTGCCGCTGGCGTACTTGGTGCCGGTCACGTGGTAGCCGTAGTGGTAATCCACGGCAATCACATCCTGCATGGAGAGGATGTTGCGGTCGGCAGCAAGGCGAAGATCCTGCTGAATACCCTCGCTGACGACGCCCGACTTGAACAGGTAGACGGGATACTTCACCAGATGGGTGGCAGTACCGCCGGTCAGGTAGCTCAGTTGGTCGTCGATCACCACGCGGAGACCAGCAAAGGTCGCCACTTCAGGTTGGCCGACGCCCACGCCGCCACCACCCCAAGTCACGGCGCCAGAAGCAGCCAATGCGGAAGTGCTGAAAACCAGCATTCCAATCTGTTGGAGGTAATACGCAACTGCCGAGTGCATGGCGATGGAATCGAGTTCCTCGCCGCGCTCGCCAAGCTCGTTCTTGGCCTTGATCACGTTGGCAGCCGAGATGTAGTTCGCCTCGGTTGCAGTGGTGGTGCCAGTTACGTCAACTTGGTTGGGGCCAAGCACGCCAGCGCCGGAGATACCGCCGAAAAGACCCAGCAGCTGGTTCTTCAGGGTGGTGGTCTTCAGTTTGTTGATGGCGGCGGTCAGCTGGTTGCGGACGTGTGCCAGGGGATCGGCGCCGGAGCCGAGCTTGCTGAGATCGTCTGCGGCGTAGGCAAAGCCACGGTGCAGGATCGTCATGATCTGCTCGTCGGCGGTGGACTTCTGAGGAGTCAGATAGCCAGCGCCAGAGGTTCCCCAAGCGGCCGAGGAGAGGATTTGCTCTTCGGTGGGGTTGATGGGGTCAAAGAAAGGAACGCGGACGCGGGTGCCGCCGCTACGGGCGTCAAGAGCAGCGTTGCGCTGCACAATGCCGCTTTGGATCCACTTCGATTGCTCGAAGATGCCTTCAGAGGTGTAGGCGAGGAATTCGGGGCGGGTGACAAGATCCGACAGGAATGTTCCGCCGGAATAGTTTTCAGAGATGGCAGCCATTGTGGGCTCCTAGGTGGGTTTGCGGAGGTCGCCCCACAGGGGCTAGTTGAGACCGGCTTCTGCTTTCAACAACCTGGCTTTGTCGGGGTCGCTAGCCAACATCATCATTTGCTGAGTGATGTTCCAGCTGTCCTTAGACCAAGGGTTGGTTTGGCCGGGAAGGGCGGTGGCGCGGGCACTACCCGTGACACCCATGCCGGCGCGGTTCGTAGCTGCAAAATGATGCTCGTAACCGCTGCCGGGGTTTTTTAAGTTGGTGATGTATTCACCAACTGGAACTTCCACGCCGCCGACAACAGCCACAGGCTGCCCATCTTTGGCGCGTAGGTTCTCCTGAAGTAAACGATACAGCTGATCGGGCGCTAGTGCACCAGCCTGTGAGAGTTGTGCAATCGCGGCGGACTTAACTTGCTCTTGTGTAAATCCTTGGCGGATTTGTTCCACCTCGGATTCTTTTGTGGCAAGTTGTTGCTTGAGTTCGGCAACAGTTTCTTGCGCTTGCTCCCAGAGAGTTTTGAACTCGCCCGATTCAGCCAATTTGGCAGTTTGGGCGGACTCTTGTGCTACTCGAAGCTCGTCAAGTTGCTTTTGTAGGTTTTCGCGGTTTTCGCGGTCCTTACGGCGTTCGGCAATCAGTTCTTGGTTTTTCGCACGTAACGCTTCGAGTTGTGCGGCCAGATCTGAGCTTTCAGCCACAGGCTGAGGGGCAGTGGGCTCCACAGGAGTAACCGCTGCTTGCTGTTCTTCAGGCACAGTTATGTGTTACTTGGACACTTCTACGTTAGCAGTTAAGAGTTAAGTTCTTCCTCGCGGCGTTCCATGTCCTCGTCGCCAGTGTTTTCTGGTGCCTCTGGCAATGCCAAAGCGTTCTCAGTCGATGCCTCCAGTTCGTCTTCGATGTTGATGTTGTCGGGCAGGATCTCGCCGCGACGTAGCACCTCCAGCAGCATCTGATCGCTGATTTTGCCCATTTGATTGAGTTGAGCCAGTACGGATACGTCTTGGCCGATCAGGCGGTAGTAGTCGAAGTCGCGGTCGATCGTGATCTCTGGGGGTTCCATGCCGACGTATTGGCCGGCAAAGGCAAAAGCTTGCTGCAATGCGCTCTCTAGTTCCTGACTGATAATCGAGAGCACGCTGTTGCTTTGGGCTTGGTCGATGCGTTTGGCCTCGGCAGATTCGGCAACAAACTTTTGACCAAACAGCTTGGTTACGCCGAGCGTGGACATTTGGCCCTCCAATGCTTGGAGTTCGGCCATCTGCGTGTCAAAACTGCTCGCGTCAGACTGCACGTAATACGCCTTATTGCCTGGTTGCATGGCAATGGCGTAGTTCACGCCCATCGTTGCGGAGCCGGTGGTGTCGTCCCAGCCCTCTAAGACGAGGGTAGGCATGGCGGCGATGTGGAGCGCGTGTATGAGGTCTGCTTGGCGCTGGTAATGCGTGATATTCAGGTTGGCGATATCCAGCAGTGGGGGCTGGGAGCGCAACATGCCACGGCGGTTGCTGTAGATCGGCACCACCGGAATTTCGGCGAGGCTGTAGTCGCCGGTTTCGCTGAACTCAACTACGTCTTGGCCCAGTGTGTACAGGTCGTAACGGCCGGGGTAGATCACCCGCATTTGCTCGATCTGTTCTTCGCCAAACTCGTTTAGAGGGCGGGTGGTGTACTCGTGGATGCGAATTTGAGTAAGAGGAGAGCCAGGCATCGTGCTGGCTTGGCGCCAGCCCCAGATCTGGGGTGCGTCGATGTGTACGAAATAGGGACGGCGGCCTTGGGCGCGTTCTTCAGCAAGATTTCGCGCTCCCATTGCTGCGGGGTAGTCCACCAAGATGGCGCTGTGGCCGAAGGTGAGGCTGCTGACAAGGGCACGGCGGGCATATTCGTTGATATTGGAGCCGAGGCCGTCGATGTTTTGCGCAAGCTCCAGCCAATAAGGGTCGCCCTCGATGTGGATGGGTTTGCGGAGAATGGCGCCAGCAGCGGTCTCGATTAGGCGGCTGGTGTAGGGGCTGAGGACGCTGCGATCGACGCGGGTTTGATAAGCGTCATCATCTTCGCGGGGTTCTTGCGGTAGATATGTCTCGCTCAAATCGCGGATGTAGTTCGTGCCACGAGTGACTGCAGCCATCACGCTCCAGTCGGCCATCATCGCAATTACGTCCAGGCTGCGGACGAACGGGGATTCGCTGACTACAGCTCCAGTCGGCGGGATATTGGCGCTGTAGACCACGGCTAGGCTCCTACTTTGTACTTATTTTGGCAGAGAGTCACCACTTGGTTTTGTTTGCCCAGTAGGCGGCAGACATTTTTCCTTTGGAGATGTTCTCTGCGTGGCGAGCTTTGAAGGCTTCGCGGCGTGATTTAGCCGCAGCAGATTCGCCTTCGCGTTTTGGTGAGCCAGAAACACCCTGTTGGCCGAAACGTATGAGTTTTACTTTGTCGCCTTCTTTTGCCAAGACGGCATGTGACTTATTTGGGTGATTCGGGGTGCGTTTTGGTTTGTTGTAACCCGAAAACTTCTCGCCGCGATACTCAATCATCGTCGTCCTCCTCGTCGTCGGGATCGGTGATCGGCACCAGCACTTCGATGCCTTGGGTCAGCATCGTTACGAAGCCGCCGATGATTTCGGGGTTTTGAGGTGTTTTAAACACGAATGTGGCGTGGGTAAGGCCGTCTTCGGCATCAATTTCGATGTGAACACAGCCTCCATTTACGGTTTGGATTGCCATTAGCCGTGATAAGCAACCGCAATGTGGGGAACGATGCTGGGTGTGCCAGAGCTGATAGATGCAACCCTCATACGGATCTTTGCGGCAGGTTTGCCGTCATAAAAGTAGACGTATTGACCGTCAGAGTTGATTGTTTTGCTGGTGTCGATTGTGAACCAGTTGCCGTTGCCGTTAAAACTGCACTCCAAGGCCAAGGTGAAGTTGGCACCGCCAGTAACAGTGGCCGCAAATGTGTAGCTGGCTGAGTGGGCGGGCACCTCGATCCACTCGTTTACGGCGTCCATTGTGGCGCCTGTGTATTCGACCACGTTTGTGTAGCGATCAACGACGGTTATTGCGAGGGCTGCCATGATTATTTCCTCCGTTTTTTGGCGGTTTTGGCGGCTGCCTTGAAGGCAGCGGCGGTGGGGGCACCCTTAGTGCCAGGCTTGCGCATCTTTTCGCCGCTTCCGGCTGCGATGCGCTTGCGTTTTGCAGCGATGTTGCTGTACAGACCGCGTTTTGCCATTATTTCTTCCTCTTTTTCTTGCTCATGCCAGCCTCGCTCATCGCAATGGCGATGGCTTGCTTGCGGCTGGTTACTTTCTTGCCCGAGCTGGACTTGAGTGCGCCAGATTTATACTCTGACATCACTTTTTCGACCTTCTTCTTGCCTTTTTTAGGTTTGTCCTTGTCGCTGTAGTGTCCGGGCATAGGATTCCAGCTGCTTACCACACACGATAGGACGTTTTACCGAGGCTCTCGGGCTTGGCAAGGTTGAAAGTTTGTAGGCACAGGTAGCCAAGAGCATCGAAAGCATGATCGACGCCGAGATTCTTATTGGGGAGGCCGGTTCCTGGGGCATAGGTAAGAGTGCGTAAGGATTTGATTAGCTCTTTGCATTTTGGGTGGATAAACAGGCGGCGGGTTCCGGATGCGTCGAGAAGCGCGGTGTTGACGCAGGTGATCTTGTCGCGGATTTTCCAGGGGTTGCGGGGACTGGAAACTGTGAAGCCGCTCTTGCGGAGGATGTTGTGGTCCGTGGCGCCGACGCCGCTGGTTTTGCGGGCACCACCTGTTGGGTCCGGGCAGGCAATAATTCGGCGCTCCACGCCGTAGCGGGATTGGATCTCTTCGCACAGGTCCCAGGTGGTGGCGCCGCCGGTCATGATGATTTCGTCAAAGACCCAGAGCACGTCGCCTTTTTTGACGGCGCAGACCGCGCTCATTGGGTCCACGTTGAAGTCCACCCCAATCAATAGGGGTAGAACGGCGAGATCTTGGACCGTTTTGTCGATGTTTTCGTCCGAGAAGCTGATGGCGACGAGACCGCTGAGGTTTTCGAAGCTGGCTTCGAATTCTTGGCGGAATGTGCGCGGATCCAGCTGGGAGCGGGCAGCTTCAATTTCTTCTGGTGGGACGTTATCGCCGTCAATCGTTGTGAATTGCCACCGCTGCCAGTCCTTGTCGCCCTCCTCGCAATAACACCAGAGGTCGTAGAACCAGCTAGCTGTTCCATCCGGGGTGGAGATGAACAATGCCCAGCCTTGTTTGTCGGCCAAAGCGGGGCGGATTACCTCGAACCAGACTTCCGCGTCCATAAATGCGGCTTCGTCGAGCACCACGCCAGCCAAACTGCGGCCGCGCAACGCCATTGCGTTTTCAGTGCCCTTTAACTCGATCGTCGAGCCGTTTACTAGCTCGATCTTGAGGTCGGTTTCGTTTTTTGCCTTGATCCATGCCTTTGGGACGAGGCGTTTCATCACCTTCCAGGCGATATCTTTCGCCATTCGGTAGGTGGGGGCGGCGTAAAAGAAGGTTTCGCCGGGACGTTCGATTGCTCCACGCAGCAATTCGATGCAGGAGAGGTAGCTTTTGCCGAAGCGGCGGCCGGCTACCAACACTCGGAAGCGTTTTCGGCTGGAGAAAACTTCGCCCTGGGCGTAACGAAGAGTGAGTGCTCCAGCCGTGTCGGGCATATTTCTGTAGGTGGGTACTTTCTAGGGTATTACAGGAATTGAACCCCTGCCCCCGTCAGTAACGGGGTGTCCATGTGCAATAGTCGCCGGCTTTGTAGGTGCCAAACGGGCAGGAGTCGCTTGTGCGGGTAATGGATTGCGTGCGGCGTTCCAGTGCAGCGCTCGGTGTGCAGTAACCGCCTTGGCTGATGTAGCCGAATGGGCACGAGGTGCCGATTTTGGTGATAGGGGTGGCTTGTGCCAGCAGAAGGGCGAGCGTGAGCATGAGGTTGTAGGTGAGTAGAAGATTAGGTTAGCACAGTAGAAGAAATTGAGGATATATCAGTAGGTTCCCTGGGCAGCGCTACCGCACGCCGAAACTCGAACCCTACCCCCTAGTGCATGTGTACTAGCTCGCGAGCAGTCGTCGCACCGTGGTACGGCTGCAGCCGAGCCTATCGGCTATCGCCTGCTGCGTCAGTCCGTTGCGACGCCAGCGGCGTGCGCGTTGTTGCCGTGACTCGCTGGCCCATGCCAGCACGAGAAGGGGGAGCAGGATCAGCGCCAGCAGGATTGCGGCGGCAGTGGTGATGGTGGCCATGGTGTGGCTGTGTGTTCTCTAGTATTGTAGCACAGCAGAGCCGCGCGGTGCGGCCCTACTGTCACACAGTGTAACATTAACAGAGCTTATCTGCCGAGCACAACTAGCCGACATTCTGCAGCCGATCGGCCGGCAGACTCGCAGCGTGCTAGCAGCGTGTCGGTGCTCGGTGTTGAGAATCCCCACGCAAGCGTTGCGGCCATAAAAGCCAGGAACACAGGGGGGCGGAATAGGAAGGAGAGCATGGTGGGAAGCGTGGTGAGCTTGCTTCCCATTGTTGCACACTATCGGCCAGCGGTCAACCCTGGCGCTTGTCTTCCACGGTGATCTGGAGTTGGGGCGCTGCTGCAGCCTGCTGTTCTATACCGGATTCGTTAACTACCTTGCCCAAACTATCAAGAACTTGTGCGGCAGTTTGTAACTGTCCCTTGCGGATTGCAGCGTTAAACAACTTTGTCCGCATTGTTTGCAGTCTTGCGAGCATGTTTGCACGATCCCTATCCCAATCTTCAGCGTTCCACTGGTTCACAACTTCCCAATCGCGCCAGGCAGTCGCTACAGAGCAGCCCTCACGTTCCGCGTGTTCTAGAACCAGTTGCCGAGCCGACAGGCCGTCAAGCTGCCTACGGTAGAGCCGCTGTTGCCGCTGTTCGATGTAGGCGTAAGGGTTCCGCTTGCCGTAGGGTCGCGGCTGCTGTTCTACAGCTTCAGCCGTAACTTCCGGCGCTTCGTTGTTAGCTTCCGGCTGCTGGCTCACTGTTACAATCCC